CGATAGGAAGTAGCCAACAAGAGCAGTCTAAACGCTGGAAGCACCTTAAGGCTTTGATTGACCGACGTATGGTTGGCTGGCCCGCACATGCTAAGACTAGACGCCTTAGAACTTGGAAACGCTTTTACCAACAGATGACAGACCTTGAGACAAAATTCCAAGGCCCAAACTTCTTAGCCCACGCCCCCGCTGAGGCTCACGCCCACGACGACTACGCGGATAGTTTGGCCATTGCTGTCTGTTTAACTATGGATTTAACGATGCCTTCGGTAGAAGTATCTTCTTCACCTTTTTATAGATAATTCTTACTTTAGGCAGTATTTACCTTAAATAAGTAGCACACTTTTACCTGAGGCCTCAACCTTCTACAAGGAGTTATAACTATGACAATCTCACCAGCACCAAGTTTCCCGGAACGTCCAGGTACAGTTTACGACCGCAAGATGGCTGGCGCTATGCCAGGACAGCGCGGACCACTTCGTTTTGAAGAGGGAATCGCAACTGATACAGACGTCCCGCAAGAATTCTCAAACGGAGCTGCACAGGGCTATATCCCTGCAGCAGGCCGTACAAATCGAAATGCACCAGTTCACACTAAGTCAGCTGAAGAAACAATGCGTGAGCGTGCTCACGTAGGTTCTGCAGCATGGGTGGAAGGACCAAACACTCTCCAAGAGTTTGCTTCTGCTGGTTTTAGCGATTACGGTTCAAATGTTATTGAGGAAGTATTCCGCAATGGCTCACACCAACAGCGCCTTAACCCTGCAGTAGTACAGGACTAATAGAAGAAATAGCTCCCCACCGTCCTTCGGGACTGGTGGGGCTTTTCTAAGGATTAACTATGGCACTCATTTCTGGTCGTTCCGTAACTAATGCTCCAAAGCAGTTACCTGCTAATCCACGCCTCTGGAATACAGTTACTGTTATGGCTAAGTCACGTTTTCCTAAGTATCCTTCACCAGCTGCCGCTCACTGGGTGCACAGTAAATATGTGCAAATGGGCGGAAAATTTGTAGATTCTAAAAAAGATATTGACCCACGTAACAGAGATTACGTACAGGAAAAAAGAGACAAAGAAGAAAAAGAACAAAAGCAAAAAGTAACTAAGCCTGTTGGTCACGGAGTTATTAAGGGCGAGTCCTTTAAGCGTTAAGACGATATGTCGATATTGGTGATAGTATTTAGTTGTGAGTTTAACGAGAGGAATTATCGGTGAGTGGTAGCGGTCTAGATTTCTCACCTCCATCATATAGAGCTGCGTCTTCTGATTTAACTATCTCTATTTCTCCACTAGGTCTTGTAGAACTGGCGGATGAAGAGTTTGAAGTACACGGTCCTCGCCTAAACCGTTATTCACTTAACTGGGCTATGTATCTTGGCCATCATTATTCATACCGCCGTCAAGTAGGCGAATCACAGATGGTTCTTAACTACTACCGTGCTTTTACAGACTTTATTCTTAACTTTACATTTGGTAAGGGCGTCCAATTCCGTAGCCCTAAACAGACAGAGGCTATCGTTCCTGACTTGCTAGAAAGAGTTTGGGAAGTAGATAACAACAAAGCAACAGTACTTTGGGAAATGGGACAGCAAGGCGGAGTCTCTGGTGACTGCTTTATTAAAGTTGCTTACGAAGAGGCTTACCAAGACCCATCTGGTCGCGTTCATCCAGGCCGTGTTCGTATCTTGCCGCTTAACTCTTCGTTTGCTTTCCCCGAGTTTCACCCTCACGACCGTGAACGTTTAATCCGTTTTAAACTTAAGTACCGTTTCTGGGGCACATCCCTTGAAGGAACACGTCAAGTATTTACCTACACCGAAATCTTAACTGATGACTCTATTGAGGAGTACATTAACGATGAACTCATTGACTCTCGTCCTAACCCGCTTGGCACTATTCCCATTATTCATATTCCTAATGTCCGCATTTCTGGTAGCCCTTGGGGCCTATCTGATTGCAATGACATTATTCCAATTAATCGTACGTACAATGAAACGGCTACAGATATTGCCGACATCGTTAACTACCACGCAGCGCCAGTTACGGTTATTATCGGTGCTAAAGCGTCGCAATTAGAAAAGGGCGCTAATAAAGTATGGGGCGGACTACCCAAGGATGCTCGTGTAGAAAACCTTGAAGGTGGAGCACAGGGCCTTAAGGGTGCTATGGACTTCCTTGCAATGATGAAAAAGTCAATGCACGAGATGGTTGGTGTTCCTGAAACTGCTCTTGGTCAGGCAATGCCTGTATCTAACACCTCAGGTGTAGCACTAGCAATTATGTTCCAGCCTTTGATGAACCGTTATCACCAAAAAATCATTCAATACGCACACGGGCTAGAGCGCGTAAACGAACTTATTCTTATCAGCCTTGCAGTTAAAGAACCTGAAACTATGCAGGCTAACCCTGGTACACGGTTTGCTCCTCTTAAAGAGGGCCAAGTTCAAGTACTAGATTTAAACGACCCAATCAGCTTCCGCTCATACGTGCATTTTCCACCTCCGCTACCACTTGACAAGTTAATCGCGCTTAACGAAGTTCAAACAATGCTTTCCCTTGGCCTAGAGTCTAAGGAAGGGGCACTTCGTTCATTAGGCGAAGAGTTCCCAGATGAAAAACTTATGGAGATTCGTCAAGAACTTATTGATGACGCTAAGGCCGACGGTGCTCTTAACCTTGTAAAGGGTCAGATTCAGCAAGAAATTGCTCAGTTAACTGGAATGCTTCCAGGCCCAGACGGAGCTCCACCTCAACCAATGCAAGGTCCAGAAGGTCAACCTATGCCAGGAAATCCTGGAGCGGCTAGCCCTATCCTTGACGAAGCTCAAATGTTTGCACAGATGGGCGAGCAAGGAATACGACAGCGCCTTGTAACAGAAGCTTACGGTACAAAAATCCCACAACGGCGAGTACCGGAAGAGTATGAAAAGTAAGTAGTTTAGCCTGACAAGTCTGCCTAAACAAGCAAAAATTGTTTACTGAAAGACAACGTTTGGTCATATGTGTTATTAAATTGGAAAACGACCCCTAGGATAAAAGGAAGTAAAAATGGATACTGCAGAAGTAAACGCAGAGGCCTTCGCAGCCGAAGCAGGAGTACTACCAGTTATTAATATGTCTGATGCTGATGCATCAACTGTTAGTACGCAAAACACAAAATTTTATACAGAAGATGACCTTGCTAAGGTTCGTTCTCAGGAAAAAGAAAAGCTTTATCCTCAGATTGAAAAGCTAAAGGAAGAAGTCGATGTATTGAAGCGCAGTCGAGAAGAAGAAGCCAGTCGAGTTGCAACTGAAGAATCAGAGCGTCAAGCTCGTATTACTCAGGAACAAAAAGCTAAGGAAGAGTCTGAACTAGAAGTTCGTGACCTCCTTGCTAAGAAAGAAAAAGAATGGCAGGAACAACTGCAGCATGAGCGTCAAGAACGCGAAACTGCTTTTGCACTTCTAGAACGTGAACGCACATACACAGAACTTCAGACATACCGAGCACAGAAGCTCGAAGCTGAGCGTGATAACATCATGCCAGAGCTTGTTGACTTGATTAGTGGAAACACTATGGAAGAAGTTGATGCAAGCATAGAGAGCTTGAAAGAGCGCTCAACTAGAATTCTCGAGTCGGCGCAATCTGCAATGCAGAATGCACGTCGAGAAATGACAGGAACAAGGGCGACCTTGCCTCCTGGAGCCGGACCCTTGGATACCAATTCGGAGCAAAAGAACTTAACGGCGCAAGATATTGCGTCAATGTCAATGGATGAATACGCTAAATATCGTGGCCGACTCTTGAGCCCTAGTGCTCAGGGGAAAACAAAGGGACTGTTCGGATAACCCAAAAATCCAATACCATTGACAAGGAGTCAATTTAAATGGCATCAAGCATTACGGGTACCGGCAATCTTGCCGCAGCACCTACAGCGTACTCAGGTACAAACACACAGCTGACTCAAGCGATTCAGACAATCTGGTCCAAGGAAATCTTGTTCCAGGCAATGCCTATCCTTCGCTTTGAGCAGTTCGCAGTAAAGAAGACTGAACTAGGTGTTGCACCTGGTCTTCAAATCAACTTCATGCGTTACAACAACCTCGGCTTTGCTTCAGCACTTGTCGAAGGTGTACGTATGCAGACAAACGCTCTTACAGCGCAACAGTTCTCAATCACAGTAACTGAGCATGGTTATGCTCTTGCTGTATCTGAGCTTCTATTGAACGCTTCATTCGATGACGTAATGGCTTCAGCCTCACGTCTTCTTGGTCGTAACATGGCAATCTATCTTGACCAGTTGTCACGCGACACACTCTATGCAGCAACATCAGTAATCTACGGTGAAGACCGCTCAGGCCAGACAGCAGTTAATGCTTGGTACGCTGACGGAACAACCGCAGCAAACCGTGCTGCTATGACAGGCACTTACTACATGACACCTCACACTGTGAAGGATGCAGTAGAGAGCCTTGCAACAAAGAACATCCCTCGCCTTGGTGAGACCTATGTTGCTTTCGTTCACCCACACCAGTCACGTAAGCTACGTGACAATCCAGAGTTCATTGAAGTAACCAAGTACGCAGCACCTGGTAACTTCATGCTAGGTGAAATCGGTCGTCTATACGACTGCGTATTCATCGAAACCACACAGGTCCTAAAGGTCGCTGGCGGTGCTGGTGCTTCATACACAACAGACACAACAGTTGCTAACCCAACAGTTACTGCTGGTGGTGGATACATCACACCTGCTACAAAGACAGGTAACGGTGGTTCAGACCGCTATGCATCTATCTTCATCGGAGATAACGCATTCGGTCACGCAATCTCACTTCCAGTAGAACTCCGCGATGGCGGTATTCTAGACTTCGGTCGTGAGCACGCACTTGCTTGGTACTCAATCTTCGGACTTGGTCTAATCACTGACCAGGCTGTAGTTATTGCAGAAACCAACTAATCACAATTTAATAGCTTAAATGTTGGGCGGGGAGCCTTGAAACTCCCCGCCTCAACACAAACTCATTTACTAACCCGGAGGATACAAATGGCAACAAAGAAATCACCAACAGACGTCACAGGCCGTAGCCGTGATGAGCTAGCAGACCAGTTCTCAGATGAAACAGCTAAGAGAGCTGAAGAAATGTCACTAGCAACAGCAACTGCTGCTATTAAGGCAGAAACACAAGTTATTGACGCTACCAAGCCTGACCGTCAAACAGTTATCGTTGACACAGTAGACCGGGTAGGTAAGCAGGACGACACAGTAGTTATT